GGGGACAGCCCTCAAACCCTCTTGGGAGCCTATTTGCATTGGAGTTAAGAAAGATGAAGATCAGAGTTGAGTGGGACTTTGAGGATACTGAGTATGAGGGCACGCCCTATAATGACGCTGTTGACGAAGCAGGGTTGCCCCACGAAATAAAGCTCCCCCCTGATGTCGCGTATGAAGATGATGATGGCATTTCAGATTGGCTCTCGGAGCAGTATGGCTATACGACTCTCGATTGGTGGTCTGTATGATCATCACATTACTGAGAAAGCCCCTAGAGGGAACAGTCGCAGAAAACACTCTTAAACATGGGTGTGGGGCTATCAATATAGACGCAAGTCGTGTTGACACCTCTGATAACCTTAATGGGGGGGCTTATGCTGAAAACCCTACTGACAGGCACGATGGTAAAGAAAGTTGGAGATTTGAGAGGGGCAAAGGGGAATATAAACAACCGAGTGGTAGGTGGCCGGCTAACTTTATTCTTAGTCACCTTGAAGGCTGTATCTCCCAAGGTAAGGATTGGGTTTGTGTAGAGGGTTGCCCTGTTCAAGAGTTAGATCGACAAAGTGGGGTTAGTAAATCTACAGGTGGGAGAATCGGCAATAAAGGGGGTGCTTATTCCCATCTTGGTGAGACAGGTTTTAAAGACAATGCAATAAAAGGAGACCCAGGCTTTGGTGATGAGGGTGGTGCTTCTCGCTTCTTCAAACAATTTAAGAAAGGAAATAACTAATGAAAGACATGATTGAATACTTCAAGACGATGATCACACCCCCTGTTGATGACGCGCTTGTCCTTGTCGCCAAGCCTTCAGAAATAGACTACGAGAGCTACCTTGATAATGGAGAGGAAGTTATCCCTAACCCCACTCCGAAATTACATGGTGTCATTCTACTTGATGAACCGACAGAGGAAGAGGCTCAGAAGCTCTACTCTATCCTCAAGCCTGGCGCCCACATCATTCTTATCCCTCAAGACATCGGCTACAAGGGTGTTATTTCCCTCGAAGATACAGGGTTTGAGGTGAGAGACGCGATCTTTGTAGGTGACGGAAATAATGACTTCCACTACTGCTCCAAAGCCTCACGTTCAGAAAGAGAAGCAGGATTAGGTTCATTTGAAGAAAAAGAAGGTCATGGTGGGATGACGGCGACAAAGAATAAGGACATGAAAACGGGTAGCGGTAATGAACGAAACAATATTCGTAAAAACATACACCCCACAGTTAAGCCCATTGAGATTATGGAGTGGTGCGCTAGAGACATAGCCCCTAACTCGAAAGTCGTTGACCCATTCTTAGGGAGTGGTACGACAGGTATCGCGATGAGCCGACTTGGGCATGACTTTGTAGGGATAGAGCTTAACCCTGAGTACGCCAAGATTTGTGAGGCTCGTATTCGACATTGGTCTCCGATAGGGTCGGAAATAAACTCTGAGGCAAAGGTAGGCGAGAGTGAGAAGAAAGAAGGGGGTATGCACTCTCTCTTTTAAAGACCTGTCTTTGTCTTTAAGTCCCAAGGTCCCCAATGAGCAAACTCTGAGATTTTCTCATTGAACGCCATGAGGTCATAAGTGTGGTAGTTGTTGAGGCGATCTATAGAGCCGAGCGCGTAGTACACTCGCTTGTCGATTCTTATTTCTCTGCCATTAGAGAAATCCAAGACATCTCCATCTATTTCGCACCAACAATGACCATAGGAAATGCCCTGTAATTCTCCCTGTCCCATGACCTCTCCATGAACAATTCTTAGGTTGGCTGCCTATAAGCGTTGTCCATGAAATATCTACCGTTAGCTAGGTAGCAGTCTCCCCCTGTAGATGCGAGCCTTGTCATGTATCTCGGAGAGACTTTGAGCTTCTTTTTAGGGAGAGTGTCGAAGATCGACAGGTTACGCAAATAGCGACTCGCTAAATCACTCGCCTGCTTGTCGTAATATTTCATTATGGAGTCCCTTATATTCAGAGGGTGTTTTCTTATATGCTTGCTATAAATAGACAAGTAAGAGAGGGAAGCACATGATTCTTGGACTAGACCCTTCACTTAGGAACTTTGGGTGGGTTCTTATGGGAGACAACGGAGATTTCTTAGATAAGGGAATGATGGGGACGACAACTGAAATGATGTTTGTTGATCGCTATATTTATTTAAGAGAGGGCTTGCGAGAAATAGTACAGAGAGTTCGGTCAGAGCACCCCGACAAGACTCTTAGAGTAGGGATAGAGTCACCTATCTTTAATGATCTATATTCAGAGGGTATGTATGGGCTATTTCTGTACTCTAATGAAGCTCTCATGCTTGAGCGCGTAGATACTGTGTACTTATCCCCTAATCAAGTGAAGGCTCACGCAGCACTATTTCTCAACAGACCGAAAGGATGGAAAATGCAAAAGGGAGACATGGTAGAGGCTGTGAAGCAGGCAACTCAGGGGCAAGGGGCTAAGAGGTGGAATCACCACCAAGCAGATGCCTATTGGGTTGGGAGAATAGCGGGCAGATTTTGGCAACTCATTGAAGGTGAAATAGAGGTTGCCGACCTAAACGACTTAGAGATTAAGCATTTCACGTCCCTTGAGAAATACCTCAAGGGGAAGAAGGCAGGGCGCATTAAGCGCATGGGGATTACCCACAAAGAAAATGACCGCTATTTCAGGTGGTCTGATTTGGAGTCTTAATGTCTTATCTGCTCTTTGAAATAAGCATGGTCTTGGGAGCTATTTTAGCTCTCGTCTTTTCGGAAGGTAGACCATTCAAGCTCGACTATTTCATAGTCTTTACTCTGATGATTTATGCGCTTAGTAGCGTCTTAAGCTCATTCGCGTGGTGAATGTAGTTCTTGATTGAACGAACCGTGTCTACATCAAAATCGCAGTCTTGGCTGTAGTAATACTGATCATTCACATAAGCAAAAGCTTGGTCAAGAAGCCACATAGCCTCGTCCAAATCTTCATGCTGACTGAAGAAGGAGACTAGCTCCTTAGTCCCCTCAGTAATGTCCGAAATGGGGGGGAACTCGCGCTCGCTCTCTCTCGCGTTTTCAATGAGGATGTTAAAAGCGTACTGATACGCACATTTTTTAATGTCTGTGATTTTTGACATATTATTTCTCCGTAGAAAAGGCACAGCTCTTACTGCACCGAGAGGGGAAGAATCTTATTCTACCAATTGAAGAAAAAAATCTGCCCCTCTCTAATATAATTAAAGCGACCTTGGGGATGAGCCTCAAGTCAGTAAAAGAACGAGGACAGGATGCCGAAAGAAAAGAAGCCGAAAACAGATTTGCTGAAAGCGGCTAAAGCCGTAGCCCAAGCTCTGAAAGAAGATCATGTTGTCACCCTTGACCCCGATGCTCTAACAAAATCACGACCTCACATTTCAACGGGGTCTGTTGCAATCGACTATTTAATTGGGGGTAAGGAAAACGCACAAGGTGTCAGACCCTGCCCCGGCATCCCCAAGGGAAATATAACGAATCTTTATGGACTCGCAGGTGCAGGGAAAACCACGATTGCCCTTCAAACCGCAGCTCAGATTTGTGCAGATGGTGGGACTTGCGTCTATATAGATTGGGAACATGAGGTAGATCACCGCTATGCTTCAGTCTTAGGTGTCCCCGTGACCGACCCTAGTCGATTCATGCTTATTCAGCCCGATACTCTTGAGGCAGGTCTGCGCTATATCTTTACAATGGCAGATGCAGGGGTTGACCTTATTGTGATTGACTCTGTGGGCGCGGCTGTGCCCAAGGCATTTTTTGAGAATAATGACGGGGGGGGCATGGCGGTGGGCTTGACTGCGCGTATGTGGAGTCAGTATCTCCCTAAGATCAAGAGCAAGATCTCAGATACAGAAACAGCTATTATTGGCATTTCACAGCTTCGTGAAACAATCGGCGGTGGTCCAGGATTTGGGGGTCCGAAGCGTATCCCTCAAGGTGGTAAGGCTTGGTCTTTTTACTCGACCCTTCAGATTATGCTTCGCGTTGTCGGTAAGGAGAAGGGCAAGGAATGGGACGGGATGCAGGGAAAGGCTGTAGATACAGTCTTAGGCACTCAAGTCCGAGCCAAGCTTGATAAGTGCAAGGTTTCTGACTCAGCCCATAAAGAGGTGGATTTCTACCTCATGTCGGGAGAGGGTGTCGATAATGTCCGTACCGTCCTTGAGCTTGGAATTAAGACAGGCGTGGTGTCGAAGAAGGGTGCTTGGTTCTCTTGGAACGGGAATGAGGGTGAAGTGCGAGGACAGGGCTTACAGAATTTCAAAGAGCAACTCAAAGACGAGCAGGTAAATGAGATTTTCGCTCAAGTTAAGCCCTATTTGTCTGACCCCTCAAATAGCGTGGATTCAAGCTCCGCCCTTGACGAGCTTGAGGAAGATACAGAGTCAGATTTAGAGGACTTGCTCAAAGACCTCTAAACCCCAAAGAGTGTCCTTGTCCTTGCCCGATGCAGAGTACCTTTAATATACTCTGCATCGGGTTTTTTTTAAGAGACGGAAATTTATGAAGATTAAAGTAAATAACTTCCAATCTATCAAGGAAGCTGAAATTGAAATAAAGGGTCTTACGGTTATTGTCGGTGAGAACAGTATCGGTAAGTCTGCTTTAGCTCGCGCTCTTGGGGGCGTGTTTACCAATACAAGAGGAGACTCCCATGTAAGAAATGGAGAGAAAACGTCTTCAGTTCTTGTCTCATTTGACGATGGGAACGAAGTGTTATGGGAAAAAGGGGGTGGCGTAAATCAGTACACCGTCAACAACAAGCTTATTTCTAAAGTAGGTTCGTCTGTTCCTGATGAGGTGAAAGATCTAGGCGTTAAGTCCGTTATGGTTGATGGTCGAGAACTATACCCTCAGATTGCCAAGCAATTTCAGACGATCTTTCTTTTAGATTTACCTGCAAGCGCATTGTCCTCTGCGTTATCTGATGTTGACGCAATCCAAAAGCTAGAAAAAGCTTCCTCAAAAGCCCGTTCTGAAATGAGAGACATTAAGTCTAGACTCAAAGTAAAACGTGAAGACTTAGAGCAAGCTAGAAATGCAAGCCTCTACTTTGAGGGATTTGATTATGCACAGGTCTTAAAAGTAGAGAGGTGCGAGCAACAAAAAGATGAAATAGAAAACCTGCTCTTTGAAGTAGAGAAGCTCTCTCTCAAGAGAGACAAGATTAAAAGACTAATCTTATCCCTAGAAGGGATTGAAATAGCTGTCCTGCCCCCAACTATTTCAGAGCTCCCCGATGTAGAGAGGATCACTCGTCTAAAAAAGATTAGAACCAAGAGCTTCATAACTGAAATGATGGTGTCTGTCGGACTTGCTGATTTTAGG